TTGCGCGTCCGTCCTCTCTCTAGCGTGACTGTATTGCTCCGCCACCGACGCTCATTTTTAGAATGTCCTTGACACCAATTCATGTTGATGATGTACCCTAAATTCGCAAGGTTCGCAAAACACCTACACCTCAAAAGCGAGGTCGGTCAGATACCGACAACATAGAAGTGCTACATCCAGTAGCGACAAAGTGTTCGCTCCGAACTATGGAGGAATATGCGATTCTATGAAACAAAACTGCTCCGTCCGATTCCACTTATTTTCTTTATCGTTACTTTAGGAATCCTTAACCCACTTCATATCCCACCTGATTCACCTGCGAAAGCAAGCGAGCCAGTAATTGTGGAGATGAAACCTATTCTCTTGGAGCGAGAACCTGAGATTGCGAAAACTTACGCAAAGAATCTCATGCCTAGTTGGGGCTGGAAATCAGATGCTCAATGGCAATGCCTCTTGTCCTTATGGACAAAGGAGAGCAATTGGCGTCCCAATGCCTACAATAAAACACCCGTGTACCAAAAGGGTGAAAAATTAAACGCTGGAGGAATTCCTCAAATACTGGGACTTAATCCTAAGATTTCGGTAGAAGAACAAATCAATCGCGGATTCACCTATATCGAATCAAGATATTCTGACCCATGCTCGGCGTGGCGTTTTTGGGAGCGCAATAATTGGTACTAGCCTTCCCGAATGGAAAATCAAGAGGAGCATAAGAAGCCTTCGGTAATAGACGACGCGCTCGCCGAAATCGGGCGCATCGCCTTTATCGAGCCAGCGATTTGTACAGGATGGGTTCTCGTATCTGAATGGATGGGAGAAGGAGAAAAAGATTACTGGACGCTAACTCTTGCAGACGACCAAAATCCTGATTGGCGTCACCTTGGATTAGTTCATCACGGATTGAAAAACTGGGAGGGTGATGATGATGTCGGACTCAGAGACAAACCGACCAATGACTGAAGAAGAAAGAATTAAATTACTTAACGAAGTTATCAGAGAGCGTTTCGGCGATTGGGCGACACGCAAGGATGCGGAAATCAAGAATAATCAAGAAGCATAAAGATACAATTTCAACATGGGTTCATTTATTGACCAAGCGCCATGTCGTGATTGCGACCCTTGGCTCTTTGACCAAACACAAATTGATTTGGCGCAACCAGCGTTGGCATATTGTCAGCGCTGTCCTTTTTGGGAAAAGTGTGAATCTTTAGTAGAGCCACAGCCTTCTTTTTATGATGGTGTTTGTGGTGGCAAGGTATGGCGTAACGGAAAAGTTTTGGCTAGATTGGATGCTTCTTCCCCGAATCTCTTACACATAGGAGCGCCTGTAGATGATGAAACCTTGGCAGTTCGAGGGAGCGAGTTGTTGGGGGATAGAGACGAATTATTTTTTTCCGAATGATGAAAATGGAGGAACCAGTAGCGAATATCGAGTAGCAAAGAAAATTTGTAATGGATGTTATTGGAAAGTGGAATGTCTGACCTATGCGTTACATTACAAAGTGTTAGGGATTTGGGGTGGAACAACACTAAATCAACGCGACATACTTAGAAAAAAACTAAACATAATCGCCAAACCAATAACCAATGAGAGGCACACAGCATGACATCAATAGCGATAGCAGGAAATCTAGCAAGCGACCCTGAGTTGCGCTTTACTCCGAATGGTAAAGCAATGGCAACTTTTACAATTATCTCATCTAAGTCACAAAAGAAACCCGATGGCACTTGGGAAAATGTTGATGTGACTCCATGGTCAATTAAGTGTTGGAATAAACTCGCAGAGAATGTAGCCGAGTCTCTTAAAAAAGGGATGGGCGTTATTATCCAAGGGACGGCAGTTTGGGATTCTTGGGACGATAAAACCACAGGAGAAAAAAAGGGTCGCATGAGTGTGACCGCTTTCAATGTCGGGGTTGATTTGAAACGCCATATCGTTCAAGTAGTGGATTTACGGCGTGTCAATGAGGGCGATGTCGAGGTGGATGCTTGGAGCGCTCCGACATGGAAGAAGGAACCTGAGGTTCCTGAGTCGTTTCCTTTCTAACCCTCATAGGGTATTATTGGGGTTGAAAAACTCTCGAAAGGAGTTGTAAATGGCTTGGACTGATTACTTCGTCAAAGAGTTACCCAACGCTAAAACTGTTGTCTCCCCCAATGGACGACCTTTCGCATCAATGGCAATCGCACCGCAAGAGTTTGTGGAGATTCACATGACTACGACTGAGAATCAATTACCATTTTCAGTTGTGTTCAAACATTTCGACCAACTAGGCGGATTACTCGAAGAGCGTGAATACGCACAGGCTGGTACAAAAGATTTGGCTCGTAAGTTTGCTTTGGATGTAGCAACCCGTCGTCTAAACTCTTTTGAATTTGTCCTTGATGGAGAATAAAAAGGCAAAATTAAGATAACGCTATAATCGTTGTCGTGAGTGATGATTTTGCGACCAGTCGCGATGTCATCATGTCCGTTCTTGGGGCTTTCGCTGTTCAAACTCATGAGTTATTTTCTGAGTTGGTCAAAGCGGGATTCAATGAGAGACAAGCAATTGATATTGTTGTTGGATTAGCCAACAAGGAATAGACGAGGGTGTAGATGGCAGAGAGACCCGACCTTACGGAACTAGGTTCTACAGGTTTACGCCGTTCAGGTGGAACGGTCTATGAAGAATTCTTAACGAACCTACGCGGTATCCGTGGCGCAAAGGTTTACCGAGAGATGGCGGATAATGACCCGACTATCGGCTCGATGTTATTCGCAATCGAAAAAGTTATTACCCGCCTTGAATGGCGAGTAGACCCATACACAGATGATTCTGCCGATGGTGAGATTTCTCCTGACGATAAAGAGAACGCCGCTTTCATAGATTCCTGTTTGCACGATATGTCCGATTCGTGGGATTCAACCCTTTCTCAAATGTTATCCATGTTGGTTTTTGGATTCTCTTATCATGAAATTGTTTACAAATATCGCAAAGGCGATAGCAAAGACCCAACTAAAAAATCAAAACATAATGACGGAAAAATCGGTTGGCGCAAGATGCCTATTCGCGCTCAAGAAACTTTGTTCCGTTGGGAGATTGACGCCGATGGTGGTATTCAAGCCATGGTTCAAACTGACCCGTCTACAGGTGGCACATACATAATTCCAATTGAAAAGTCTTTGTTGTTCCGTACCAGTTCACAAAAGAATAACCCTGAGGGTCGCTCAATTCTTCGTAATGCTTATCGCCCTTGGTATTTCAAGCGCCGTATTGAAGAGATTGAAGCAATCGGGATTGAGCGCGACTTAGCAGGTTTACCAGTTGCCTATCTACCGCCTGAATATCTTTCCTCTACAGCCTCACCTGAGCAGGTATCAGTTCTAAACGCAATCAAGGAAATTGTTACCTCAATCAAGCGTAATGAGCAAGAAGGCATTGTTATGCCAGCGATGTATGACGATGCTGGACACAAAATGTTTGACCTTCAATTGTTATCCTCAGGAGGCGCCCGTCAGTTCGATACTGACAAAGTAATTCAAAGATATGACCAACGCATGTCTATGTCGATTCTTGCAGACTTCATTCTTCTTGGCTCTGACCGAGTTGGCTCATACGCCTTAGGTACATCAAAGATGGATTTGTGGTCGATGTCAGTTGATTCAATCGCAAAGAATATCGCTGAGGTTATCAATCAGTACGCCATTCCTCGCTTAATGAAATTAAACGGAATGGATATTGCTCGCGCTCCATATCTAACTTATGGCGAAGTAAGCCATGTAGATTTGACTGAGATTTCAGACTTCGTAACTAAGTTGTCTCAGGCTGGCGTTCTTATGCCTGACCCTAAGTTGGAAGATTATCTACGCGAACTTGCTGGACTTCCACCTGCCGAACATGATGGGCAGAGTTTCGGTATGCCTCCAATGCCTGAACAGGGTCAGATGGAGCCAGGAGAAATGGAATCTCCTGAAGAAGAAATGGAGGAAGAGGAACTAGAGGTTGCCGAAGGCACCGAACCTTTAGACGGCGATTTGGATTGATAGATGCCATTTCATTTCCGAAAGGCTGAAGAACCTCGCCGATTTCCTCTAAACGCTGAAGAACAAGCCCTCGCTCGCGTTCTTTTTGTGGCGATTCGTAATGCTACGGATAAAATCAAAATTGATGAATTAGCAAAGATTATTGAACGCCTTGACCCTGACACCTTGAATCGATTACTCAATGCGATTTCTTTAAGACAAGATGTAAAGAGTATTGAGGTCTCGCTCTTAGATTCAATTGAAATAGGTGGCAAAGAAGCAATAAGAGAGATTAAGAAACTAGGACCAGCCTTGG